CCTACGAAACATGGAACGTCGCTCTTTGGATCGGCAATGAGGAGATGATCTACCGCCATGCCAAGGAGAACAAGAACCTTGGGTATCGCAAGTGGGCGAAGCGATTCATCGATGAGTTCGGTGAGTATATCACGGGCGACGGCGTGGCATGGTTGCACGACGACATCGACACCGATGAGATGGATGAGATGCTGGCAGAACTCTAAGGGGTCGCCCCCCTTTCTTTACACTAACCCCACACACACTATGTCTAAACAACTCGGAAAGTATAGGAAGGCAGTTGATGCCATCATGGATGAGTATGGATTTGTTTTCTTTGACGATTCCAAGCATTTGAAATACAAACACCCTGATCTAGGTATCATTCAGACATGCTCAAAGACACCAAGCGATAACTACGCATTGGCACAGATTAAGAGACAATGTAGAAGATCAGTGGCAGCACTAAGTTAAACACAGGGGGCAGTTAATGCCCCCCTTAATGTATACCCCCTGAACGCCGAGCGGGACTCCTACGCCTACTCTAACCTACAAAGTGTTACCCAAGCGAGATAAATACTTCGGGTCCCTCCAATATAAAAAAATCGCCCCAGAAAATTTTGCCATGAAACCCTTGACAACATTTAGGGAAGAGATTAGTTATATTATGCTATGTCTCAAAGAAACTGAGAGTATCCTGAGAAGTAACATAGTAACAGGTATTCAGAACTATATAAAAAAATCCCCTGAGGTATAGTATGACTAGAGCACCTGCGAAGAAACGTAATAGGGACCAGGAAGGTAAATTCTTCCTATATGTATTTTTCCACTCAGTGTGGAGCAGTGTATTCTCAATATTCGACGAGGAGTAATCATGGAACAACACAAAATCACTTACAAGACGAAGGACGGTGTTCTAAAGGAACAAAGGTTCGACGAGTTCAATGAATTTGCCGATGCAATCGAAGATGCTGCGACGGACTATTTTGGGGCTGCTGACGCAGCACCTGAAATTGATGTTTCGAGTGCCTTCGGGGCATACGGTATAAATTATAAGGAAAGTTTTAAAAATGGAGCAAGAACTACAAGTGAAGTTGAATTCCTTGGAGAAGAGACTGAAGGAAGTTGAGACACCTGGACCGCTGATGTATCGTCGTCCAGGATCTGAGGAACATGAAAACCTTGTAGACTTTCTGAATGACACATATATACAGTTACAGGAGGTTCGTGCAGTTGCAGAGATGACTGCAAGGGACTCTAAGGTTCACCTAGATCACAAGTTATGCCAGCACTAGCGATTCCAACTACAATGGATACTGTGAGCACCAATGCTACTTGCACGTTTGCTGCAGCGCCACTGAAGGGGACTCCAGTGAAGGCAGGGATCTTTATGGACAAGAAACCTACACCATTCTTTGCAGAGGGGACTCCTGTTACTCCAGTGCCAGGGGTTCCCATTGCAACACCACCAGGATGTATTGATCCTACAGGTGGCACAAGGATTATCAAGACTCTGATTAACAAGTCGATCTACATTCAAAAGTTAAAACCAGCACTGCAAGGGGATGAAGCATTTATTGCAGGATCACCGAGACCACTGACTGCACCGTTTGCCCCGTCATCAGTGCAGTTTCAGACTGGTGCGGGAGCAGCTGCAGGTGGTGCAGCAGCAGCATAAGTATGCTATAATATGTGAGTCGTTCAAAGAAAACCCATGGCAAAGCGTCCTTCACTGACTGGTGGCACATTTATCGAACCAACTCCCAAGAAGACCCGACAGGGTTGTGGGAAGCACACGAAGTATGCTGCCACTAGCAGAAATAGTAAAAAGAAAATGTATCGTGGACAAGGTAAGTAGAGTTAAGGAATGGATTAAATATATTTCTGAGCAGCGTGGGGATCTAGGTGGTCATGCCATATGTCCCTACGCTTTTTCTGCGTCTGTTCATATAGAGGAGCGTGCCTTACGGCGTGTGACTCTGAGTTCATTACCAAATGCGGACGTGATAGTCTACATTTTGGAGGACGATATCTCTGAATGCGCTCTGATGCAACGGGTTGCGGAAATTAATATGAGTCAAAGTGTATACTATGCGCTTGATGATCATATGGATGACGCAACACATATTAATGGAGTGCAAAGTAACTTTAATGAAGGAAACTTGTTACTCATTCAAAAGCGTGATAAATTAGAGAAGGCAAGAGAACAATTACACAAGACTGATTATTATCAATATTGGTCACCAACACTTTATAGGAGAATTATCAATGGCAAATAGTCCCACAGACCTTGGCGACAAGTTTGTAAGATCAGGAATGACACTTATCACTCAACCTGCTAGCGACTATTGGTTGAAGAAGTCTGAGAAATTGAAAGAAGAAAGAAAGCGACTAGATAATTTGATGGGCTGCTAAATAGATAAGATACACTCTACTATTCGTGTGGCAAAGTTTCAGACCTTCAAGGATTTGAATGTAACGTTCAAACCCCATCCTGTAACAGGTGACTTAATTGTCAAGAAGGATGATGCTGCAATTAAACAAGCAGTCGTCAATTTGCTGCTTACCTCAAAGGGCGAGAGACCATTTCAACCAGATCTGGGGTCTAATCTTCGTAATTTACTATTTGAGCACCTAGATGTGGCGACTGCTGCTGAAATTGGCGATGACATTCGTCAGACTCTAGATCAGTTTGAACCAAGAATTACGGTTACTGGTTTAGAAGTTGATACTAATTTTGACGACAATGGATTTGACGTTGCTTTAGAATTTGAAATTATTGGTAGAGAAGACTTTCCTGTCGCCATAGAATTCTTCCTAGAGAGAACTCGATAATGCCATACGTTCAACTATCAAACCTAGACTTTGCAGATATCAAGACTGCTCTCAAGGAATACTTGAGATCGCAGGGAGAGTTTACTGATTTTGATTTTGAAGGTTCTGTATGGTCGAACCTTCTCGACGTATTGGCATATAATACGTATTATACAGCGTTCAACACTAATATGGTGGTGAACGAGACGTTCCTTGATTCGGCAACGCTCAGGGACAATGTGGTGGCGCTGGCGAAGCAATTGGGTTACACTCCCAAGTCAGCAACATCACCAAAGGCAAAGTTGTCTTTTAGAATAACATTTCCAAACACTGCACCGAATGAAATCGTTCTAAGAAAAGGAACAGGTTTCAATTCTACATTTGATGGTAGCGTATACAATTTTGTAGCGGTTGAGGACATTAAGGTTCCTGTTATTAATAACATCGGAACTTTTGATAGCATCGATATTTACGAAGGAAACTTCATCACTGACACCTATACGGTTAATGCAGCACGATCAAACCGTTTTGTGATCAAGAACCCCAATGCAGACGTTTCGTCCCTTAGAGTCCGTATTTTCGCATCTGCACAAAGCACTTTAGGAGAGATATATGCGAGAGCAGATAGTATCCTAGACATTACGAGTGAGTCAAGTGTTTTCTATGTTGAGGAAACCGAAGATGAGCAGTATGAAGTATTTTTTGGTGATGGTGTCCTAGGTAGACAACTAGAGTCTGGTAACCAAGTAGAAATTACATATCTGTCAACGAATGGTCCTGATGCTAACGGAGCAAGAGCATTCACCTTCAATGGCATCATAGAAACCCCTGCAGGCGATTCTAACCTAAACTACACTGTTGACTACTCTGCTGCTACAGACCTCGTAGAGGCGGCATTAGGGGGCGCAGAGATCGAATCTGTTTCTAAGATCAAGTTTAATGCTCCTAAGTTCTATGGAACACAGAACAGAGCAGTCACGGCACAAGACTATGCAGCAATTGTAAGAGAGATCTATCCTGCTATTGCTGATATCATTACATTTGGTGGTGAAGAGGATGATCCCCCTGAGTATGGTAAGGTCAAGATTGTTGTCAAACCATCTACTGCACGTAGATTGAGTTCTGTAACTAAAAAAGAGATTGTAGATAAACTGAAACCATACATGGTGGCATCCATCACTCCTGATGTCATCGATGCTTCTATTTTGTATGTTGAACTAAAGTCCAATATTTACTATTCTAAAGAAAAGACCAATCAGACTAGAGATGAGATTAAGTCTAAGGTTCTCGGTGGTCTAGAAGCATACATTGCATCTTCTGATACAGAGAAGTTTAATGGCAAGTTTAGATTCTCTAAGTTTGTTGGTGTAATTGATGATGCTGATCGTAGTATTAACAGTAATCTTACCACTGTGAAAATGAGAAAGGATTTTTATCCTCAGATCAATAGTAAGTTCTTCTACGAACTATGTTTCCAAAATGCTTTCGATAATACTTGTGATGAGGATGTAATTGTCCAGTCAACAGGTTTCAAAGTAAGTGAATATCCTCTCTGGACAGTCTATCTCGAAGATCGCTCTGGTAAAATCGTCCTATATAGAATAGACTCTATCTCAGGTGAGAAAATCGTTTTAAACGACTCTGTTGGAACGGTTGATTATATTAAGGGAGAGATCAAACTTTATGATCTGACAGTTATTGAAGGTAGTTTCTTCGATAATCGAATCGAAGTGAGAACTATCCCACTAAGCAATGATATTAGTGCGTCGAGAGAGGTTTATCTCGATGTTGATATTCCAAAGAGTTCATTCACGATTTACACAGAGTAAGCTTAAATGGCAGAGACTAGGAGAATATCCACTCTAATCGAGAGTCAACTACCTGAGTTCATTTCTTCTGACTACGAAAATTTTTCTAAAGTTGTAGAGAAATATTACGAGCAGTTAGAACTTAGGGGTCAACCTCTCGACGTGATTCAGAATATCACGAAATATCGTGATATCGATTTTTATGAGAAAAGTCTTCTAGCACAAGGCACAGAATTAGCAGTAGCAGTATCTGCGAGTGATACTACTATTGAATTGATTGATGCATCTTCTTTCCCTGTGGAAAATGGTTACATCAAGATTAACGATGAGATCTTGTTTTACAAAGAGAGAAATGGTAACACTCTCAGTGATGTCTCTCGTGGAGTCAGTGGCAATACAAAACTAGGTGACCTATACGAGGCAAGCAACTTCGTAACAACGCTTGCTGTGGGTCACAACTCAGGTGTGGCAGTCCAGAACATCAGCAACCTGTTCTTGTATGCTATTGTCAAGAACTTTGAGTCTGACTACCTTGCATCCTTCCCAGAAAAGTATCTGAATGAGAAGGTAGACAAGCGAACTCTAATTAAGAATATTACTAGTTTCTATCGTGCAAAAGGCACTGATAGGTCAATCAAGTTTATTTTCAACACTCTGGTAGGAAATGACACTCCAGAGGTTGTAAGACCAAAAGATTTTACTGTAAAAGCATCCACATCCGATTGGATCACCTCTTACTCATTAAAAGTAAAAGTTTTAGCGGGTAATGTATCTGATCTCATTGGAGAAGAGATTGTTCAAGGCATAGACTCATTTAATCCCAATGCAGGTTTTGCATCTGGTATTGTAGACAATGTTTTCGGTGCTGGCACAGTTGATGGAGAGCAACTATATGAAATTGCTTTAGATACGTCTTCGATTAACAATACATTCAAGATTGCATCTAAAACCGAGTTAACAGAAGACTTTGATAATGGTCTTACTGTTGGAGATCGTATCAATGTGTTTTCCACAGAAGGATTTTCTTCTACAGGCAGATTTATAATCCGTGGGGAAGAATTTGAGTATAATGATAAAAGTGTCACTCAGTTTCTAGTTAGCGACAGAGAAAGCAATATTGTTTATGCTGCTGGAGAATCTGTTTACAGTTTTTCTACAGTTACCTCTGGAAACGTCAAGCTTCTAGTCCTTGGTGTCCTTTATAACTTGAGCACTGATGCTCCTGTTCCTTATTCTGAGGAAGGAGATCGCATTCAGGTATCTGGTGCAGGTTTCGAGACCAGAGATCCCATTATTATGACTCCACAGAATACCATTCGTTGGATTCTGAGTCAAGAGAATGCTGAAGCAGCAAATCCTACTATTCAGTCTCAGATTGGAGATCTGCCTGGTGATGTTGCTGCTGTTTATGAAGATAGCAACTATTACTACATCTGTTCGTCTTCTTTCCCAACTAGACCTATTCTTCTTGCAAATACTCAGCAGAAGTTGCAAGATCAGAAGACGATGAGGTTGATTCGTAAGAATCCTCAAGTTATTACTGAATCGTATAAAACAACACAAAGAGATGTTGGCATCTTAGTTGATGGAACTCTTGCTTTCAGTTATAGAGATTTTGATCAAGTCAAATTTGGTCCTATCACCAAGTTCAATATTTCACAAAAAGGTGCTGGATTCCAGGATCCCCCTAATGTTCTGATTAACAATATTCCAGGAAGAGCAAGATCTTTCCTAGCAGGTGAAGTTGTTGACAGTATTGAACTTCTTGATCAGACTGTATATACTGTTCCACCAACTGTAACTATTACTTCTGGTAGAAACGGAAAAGCATCTGCTACTGTTACTTTTGGTAGAATTACAAGTATTCAAGTAATTGATGCTGGTGAATACTACACTACACCACCTACAGTAAGAATTATCGATCGTCTTGGCAAAGGTCGTTTTGCAGAATACAATACTGTTTTAGCAAATGGCAAAATTGTTGACTTTGAGCAAGTAGACGAAGGTAAGTTCTACTCCAAAGGAAATGTGATAGTCGATATTCTACCTGTTGGTGATGGAGCAGCAGCAACATCTGATATCGTTACATATACCAAAGATCGCTATAAGAAACTGCAGTCTGAGTTAGACTCATCTAATGGTTATGCATTCCAGAACTACAATCCTACTAAAGGGTATGGTTATGGTATTGTTGCCAATCCTTCTGATCTTAGAACTGATCTGAATGATGATGGAACTTCACACTCTCCTATTTTAGGATTTGCTTATGATGGCAATCCAATTTATGGTCCTTATGGTTATGAGAACCCTCTAGACACTAGTAGTGCTGTCAGCAGACTGTCATCAGCATATTATCTGAAGGGCAACAGACTTGGCGGTCCAAATCCATCTGAGTTCCCACTTGGAACTTTTATTGAAGATTATGAGTGGAGACCTAGCACTCAGACTGGTAAATTAGAATTAGACGAAAACAATGGAAGATTCTGTGCAACACCAGAATATCCAGCAGGAGTCTATGCATACTTTATTACTATCGATATTAATGGCGATCCTGCATTCCCATATATCCTAGGATCAAATTATTACTCACTACCTGTTGATTCTAACTATAATGCAGATCTATCTCAGGATGATTTACCAAAGTATGCCAAGAGACTAAAAACTCTAGGAATGCCTAGCAATGGTGGTAATACTATTCTGAAGATCAACAAAACCACTAGTGGTAGTATTTCTGCATTGAATGTAGAGGATTCTCCAGCATCATTCAAAGTTGGCAATAGATTCATTGTTAATAACACTGGAACCGAAGGATCTGGAGCAGCTGCGATTGTCGCAGAGGTTACTGGTAAGACTGTTACATCACTCAAATCAAATGATCTAGATCCTACTAATACTCTAGCAGTCTCTTATATTGAGACTATTGCCCCTTGCTATCTGTTTGAAGGAGATACTGTTACTCAAGAAGATAGCAACTACACTGGTAGGGTTATCGGAGACATTTCTAATAGAAATGAGTTTGTTCTTGAGAATGTATCAGGAACATATCAGTCTGACAAAAATTTAAACTCTTCTAGCAACATTATCAGTATTATCTTGTCTGGTAATGGATCGTTTAGTGCAGAAGCAACACTACTCTTAACAGATGGCGATGATGATGTCATTGCTAGAGGTAGAGTCCTTGAGTCTGTATCAAACCAAAACTCTATTAGAGTCGAAGTGACTCAAGGAGAGTTTGTTGTTCCTGAAAGTGCTACTAAGAACTATTTTCTCCAGAGCACAGTTCTTGGAGATACTGTAGGTCTAGAAGTTGTCATCTACAACGAACTAAGTAAGAACATCCAAGCATTTGTTGTGGATAACAACTATGCTTTGGTATCTACATCCGAACCACACAATGTTGGTGTTGGTAGTGCTGTAAATATGGATCTTATTCCTAGTGTGGCAGATACTACAACAACTTATTATGTAAGAAAGAGATTCTATCAACAGATTACACTGAGAGCACCTTCTTTCACTTCAGTCATGACTGATAGTGGTGTTGGCAAGTCAGAAGTTCTTAATGGTGGTATAGCATATCAAGCAGGAACATATGAAGATGTTGAACTTATCTTTTTCGATCAAAGCAAGGTAAGAACTGATATTGGATCTGTTGGAGATCCTGATAATGCGAAAGCAACTATTGTTGTTAGTGACTACAACAATACTGGATATGGCAGTGTCAGTATAGTTACTGTTACAACTAAAGGACAGAACTACATTAAGGGTGACATCCTATCAGTTGCTGATGCATCTCTCAATAGATTAGATTCTACCAATTCAACCCAAAGGTTGGCATTGGAAGTTGATCATGTTGGTTTCTCTTTAACTAACACCGTATTACAACTAAGAAGTATTCAGAAACTGTCTGAGAATGACTATCTGCAAATTAATAGCGAGATTGTAAAAGTCACATCTATTGACAATAATGCAAGAACTGCTACTGTTCAAAGAGGACAGTTTGATACTGTTGTCACCAATCACTTTGATAATACTACAGTAAGACTGTATAACGGCATCTACAGATTCCAAGAAGACTCAAGACCTCTTGGCGATGGTATCAATGATCCATATATTATTGATTATGATGCAACCACTCAAGAGGTAACTCTAGCATACAACTATGATGCTCCCTCTCCTAGAGAAGTTACTAACAGTAGTATTTTCCAGGATGATAGTTCTCCTAGAAAGTCTATCAATATTGCTTCATCTACTGCTGGTCAAAACAACTTAGAGTTTTCTAAGGATGTCAATTTTGCAACGTATGGTAGAAACACTGACATTCGTATTCAGAAATACTATCGTTATTTGTTTGACACCAGTCATGTTTCTATGAGTGGTGTGTTCCTTGATTTCTCTGCTAGTAAAACGGGAACTATTTTTACTGAAGAGAAAGAGATAAGTGGTATTCAACCAGGAAACGCTGGTTCATTTGTTGCTATCACATTAGGTTTTGGTCCTAATATTTCTGGTCTTGCTCAACAGAGATTCCCAGTTAACTTTGACACGTATTACTACTTTATTAAGGCGTCTAGTGATGTCAATACAGATAGTGCTTCATTGAAAGTTATTGATGATCCTTTGACTGGACCTAAGACAGTTAAGTTCACAACATCTACAAAGTTTGCATATCAGCTGCCTGACGTTCCTGATTATCAAGGAACTGGCAACATCATATACACAACATCTTCACCTTTTGCTGAAGGTAAGATCACTAAGACCACAATTAATAATCTTGGAGAAGGATATAAGAGATCTCCTATTGTTGAGGGTTGTCTTGTAACAGATAACAACGAACCACTACTGACTGTAGAGTGGGATTCTATCACTCAGTCAATTAAAGGTGTTCAAATTGATAATGGTGGTAAGAACTACATCAATCCTAAAGCAGTTGTTACCAATGGAGATGGCGTTGGTGCTCACTTTAGTGTAGTAAGCGATCAAGGAAGAATTACTAGAATTGATGTCTTAGCAGGTGGCAGTGGTTTCACCTTTGCTCCTATTGTATCGGTATATGAAGGTGATATCGATGCATTCTTTGAATCTGAGAGCATCGGTCTACCACAAGATATTAGCATTATCAGTAATGGCGGTTCTTTCCACAATGATGCGACTATTGAGTCTACTTATAGATCAAACTACGCTATCATCTACAAAGGAGATGCTAAGTTCTACAAGGGAGAGCGAGTAGAGCAGCGTGTTGGTTCTTCACTAATCTTCAGTGGTTATGTTTCTGACAAAGGTTGGAGAACAGGATCAAATATTCTTAGACTTAATAAAGTAAGTGGCGTTGTAGACACCACCCTAAATCTTTATTCTGCAATGGATCCTAGTAGATCTATTGAAGTATCTGATGTTCTGTTTACTGAGTTTGATTCTGATATCAGAACCTATTTTGACAATCTTGGTAGATATGCATCTGATAAAGGTAAGGTTGGTAGTAGATATCAAAAGGTAACTGATTCTTACTACTATCAAGACTTCTCATATGTCATTCAGTCTAGAACTGCTATTGATGTATGGAGAGATCTAATCAAGCAGACTACACACCCTGCAGGTTTCCAACTGTTCGGTGAAGTTCTGATTGATTCTGAACAGGAAGCAACAATGCCGACTGATCAGACTCCTACTACATCTATCAGTTATATTGAACTTTCTCCTAAGACAGTAACTGTAGAGAGGAAGAGCACAAGGGTTACTAATTCCTTTGTAACAGTAGCAGATACAAACTTGATTAGAGGTCAAGGTTCTATCTCTATTGATGAGTATGATACTGAAGGAATTATTTCTAGAGAACTAACTATCCAAGAACCTTTCACTGGTCGTTATGCAAGTAAGGAAGATTATGTAGGTTCTATCAGATCAATCACTAAAGCAGCTGATAACACGTTAGTTTACACTTCTCTTAGTGGTGGGGTAACTGTTCCAGCTGGTGCTTATGCTCACTGGATTAAATTTAAACTTGTAAGCAACAGCAACAACCAACCTGCTGTTGGTCCTTTTGTTGGTGCTGGTTCTTCTACCCAATCTTGGGATACTAGTGATAATTACACTATTCTTCCTAATGATGAGTATGTAACTACTGGGTCAGGTATCTTTGATCTGACCAAGATCATTCGTATGGATATTGGTTACCTATTCTCATTTGGTGAATTTACTAATAGTCCTTCCAGTGATGACTATGAGTTTGGTGGATTGGTTCAATCTACTGAATCAGACTTTTCTAATATTGCATATGAGTTTGAGGTTGGTGATGAGATCACTCTCTACGAAAATGCAGCATCTTATATTACTCTTGAAATTACCGAAGTTAAATCTCCTGCATATGATGTAGTTGAAGGTGTCATTGGTAATGGCAACATTCTCGGTAGAAAAACATTTACTCTTGTAGATAAAGCAAACTATCTTGCATACTCTCCATACAATGAGCAAGAATTATTCCTTACTATAAATGGAATTGCACAGGAACCTGGCAAATCATTTAAAGTATCTGGTTCACAGATAACATTTAATGAACCTCCTCTCGGTCCTCTCTTCCCACAAACAGGAGAGAACTTAGATGATACTTACGAGACTGAATCTGCATCACTAATCTGTAAAGCATTTAAGTTCAAAGACGATACTTTCAACTCTCGTTATCTAAGAAAACTTAGGGACATCTCTCCTAATTTTGATGGAATTGCGAATCAGTTTGATCTATATTGGGAAGATGGCACTGCTGTAAAGGCAGATCCTGGTGAGAAATTATTGATCTTTATCAATGGCATTTTGCAAGAAGCAAAAGAGTCTGCAGAAGCACCATTGGGTAATGCATATTATATTTTAAGAAGAAATGGATCACAAGCAGATGCGATTGTATTTGCAGAACCACCTAGAAACTTTGCAGACGATATTGATCCTGTTCCAGTTCAACTAGATCAAAGAGAGACTTTCTTTGGTTATGGAGTCGGTAGTTACGATAGATTCAAAATTGATAATCGTTTGATTCCATATAGAGGAACAGGTCCTTATCTAATCTTTGGTGAAGTTGATGGTAGAGTCAAGAACATCACCGATGGCAGATTTGTCTTGGTGTTTGTTGATGGAGTTCTGCAAAATCCAGACTCTTATACAATCAATGGTCCAAATATCACATTCACATCAAATCTTACTCGTTACATTCCTGAAACTGGTCAATCAGTTCAGAACAATGTAAGGTTGATTTCTCTGTATGGTAGAGATGTCCCCAAGACTCTATCATTCTATGATTATGATCGTGTTGGTCTTACTAATGAGATTATTATTAGATGTCAGCGAGTTATCGATACATCTGCTGGAAATCAAGAATATAATGAATTCCAGAGTAGATTGTATAGTTTCAATCCAACTACTCCTAAGAATTTGTTTACCATCACTTCAGATGGAACTAGAAAACTCTTAGGAAAGATTTCTCTAATAAGATTTGATGAACTTGAAGATGGAACTGCAAATGGATCTTCAAAAATTGGTGTAACACCAGTTGATTTTACATTCACACTTTTGAATGCATCGAACATTGATTTTTCTGAGTTGTCATATGATCCAACACAAAATACTGCTGATGACACTAGAGTTTCTGCAATTTATGTTTCCGATAAAGCAGATTTCTCGAATCCAATTTCTTTTAATAATATCAACAGTGTTTTCTCGATTGATATTTCATATCCAGTAGATGATGAAGGTAAGCGTTTGCTTGCTAGAGATATTCCTGAATGGTTGAGAGGTTCTGAGAATGGAAACTCAGTATATGATATAAGAAACAATACTGAATTGGAAATCATTGCTGGAGATGAAATCCTAGTTGATGGTGAGAATGAATTTAGAACAATTGAGTATGTTCCTGGTAAAGCAAATCTAAGAAACTTTGGATTGGGTCAGACTGCTAAGTATGAGCACTTCTCTAAAGTCGATGTAAGTAATTACAATGGTATTGTTAGAGGAGAGGGTCTTAGCGTAACCAGTCAAATTGATGGAACTGGTCGTGTTGTTTCTCTTGGATTTAATGATCTTGAGTGGAACAAGAGGGATCTTGCTCTATTCTTCAATACTGGTATTCTATTACAACCAACAGCATATCAATACTTTGTTCCACCACAACTCAAGTTTGTTCCTGTTGATAGTAATGGTGGTGGTGCTAGAGCAGAAGTTCTTACGAAAGATGGACAGGTTCTAGATGTTGTATTAACAAATGGTGGTTTTGGTTATACTCAACCACCCAAAGTAGTTGTCACTAGAGGATATTTTGTTAAGAGGAATCCTACTAGAGTAGTTAAGTCTGAAACTATTATTAGTGTAAATACGGAAGTTGCAGGTGGTGGTGCCTTATCTGTTGTTCAAACAGAAATTCTGTTGACTGGCGAAGGTGCTGTTTCTAGTGTTCTTTCTATTATTGCACTTGGTGGTCTTGCTGGCGACCAAGTAAAGGCAGATTCTGTCTTTATCACAGAACTCCATACTACTGCTCGCGAAGCAGGAACAGAACTTAGAAAAGCAGAATACTATCAGTATACCAAGAGAGAAGCATCTGGCGCATTCGATCAGGTTGCATCCGAACTTAATATCAATGAACTTACTATTACGGTAACTCTTGATTCACCAACTGCTGTTATTACAGATATCTCTCCTGAAATGGGTGTGGATGTAATTACATCGACATTACATAAGCAAATCAATGCTCCTATTGTTTATGCTGCTCAGGATACCTACAGTGTAACAGGTGCATTCCTCGATGCTCCTCTATCTCCAACAGGAACAACTGCATATATTGGAAATACAAGTCTGTTCCCATCGCAAGGCAAATTGCAGATCGGAAAAGAGATTGTTGCTTACAATTCTACTCTTGGAGACAGATTCCTTGATCTCACTAGAGGTATTGAAGGATCTACGGCACAAGCACATAATGCTGGTCAGTATCTTAGAACTCTACCTGAATTTGTTACTGTCCTGCCTGTTGGACCTGCAACTATCCTTATTACTGAGTCTGAAGTCAGAATGTCTTCCGCTCAGTTGGTTGAACTTAAGTCACAAGTTATCAGTGAGCAGGAGATCAAACAGTCTGATGCTCGCTACATCGAGATTGAGAACGAGTTCCAGATTATTACACCTGTCGTCACTCCAGTTATCGAAGTCGGAATCAGGAGTATTGCTACTCCTGCTCAAGAAACCGTCGCTATCTCTCCAGAGACCGTCATCGTTGTTACTAACACAGTAACACATGATACTGAAGTTAGAATGTTGGATGATCGTTTCATCCAGTCTACCAGAAATCTTGATCTTGACCTATACTTTGATTATGACATTACTAAGCAGATTACAATCATTCCTCCAACAACTGTCGTAAGTGCAGAGCAAATTGCTGGAAGTGTTAGTAAGATTACGCAAATTAATGCTAGTGTAGAATCCATCAGTAGTGACGTTGTTACTATTGCCTCTACGACTACGATCTCGGAGATTGACGTTCAGATCAATATCGAACTGGGTCTTCAGACTCAGACTGAGATTACTAAGTTTGAAGGATTCAGAACAGTATCTGCAATCTCTAGTGTATCTGGAAACATCACCACAGAACTCTACGCTGCGGCACAACCTGCTAAAGCATCTATGAATGCTCTGTTGACTAATACAATCTCCAGAGTAATTGTAACTCCAGAAAGCATTCCTGCTCTGGTTGACTTCCCAAGAGGTGCTGATGGTGGTATTCTTGGTGGTTCGTCTGAAGATGGACCTAAGCAGATTCAACAGCAACTGGATCTTGCTATCGTCGCTACTCTCACGACGATTGAATCTATTGCAATTACTGCTGGACCATCTATAACATCTACATATACTGTGAGAGCACATCTCCCACAGCATGAAGGACGTGAAAAACCTGCTGATGTTATGCTACAAAGAGAGATGGGTGTCCTTGACTACTATACTGAACTTGTCGTTCTAGAAACATCAATTAAAACTAGAAACTAATGCCAGAATTACAATTAGCAGCAGGATTTAGAACTGTCTTAAAAAGAGATGGCAACACCATCGATGTCACTAATTTCGGAAAGAGAATCCCTGATGGATTTTCATCATTTACTAGTGGTGCTGTTACATACACACTACGAGATTTTGAGTTTATTAAATTTGAAGGTGATCATGTTATTGAAGATATTCAAAGAGCGTTTCCGCAACTTGCTATTAGAGATTTTGAATTGAGACCACAGTCTACCTTCACTCTATCAGGTGATAAGTTCAATGCTGGTCCTTCAAGTATGATTATGGGAGTCACCATGGCAGATGGAAACCAAACTATATCAGTGGATGCGGAGAATCCTACCATCATTAATGTAATTGCAACATCAAGTTTCGAGACCAGTGGTCATATCTTCACTGCCGCGAGACAATTGATTGAATATACGGAGAAAACTGCGACTACATTTACGGGATACGTAAAAACTGGTCCGACTACTCTAAATAATAACGATGAAATGATCCAATTTTCTGGTCCTGAGTGATCTGAAAATAAATAGCATATAAATAAATCAGATATTAAAACGTCCCAGAGAAAACAACAATGGCTGCAATCATCTCAGATAAGTTTAGAATCTTTAATGCTAAACAGTTTTTGGAGTCTCTTAGTGAGCCCGCTGGTGGAGCAGAAGATAGTCCTGAAAAGACAAGAATGTATTTCTTTGTTGGTCGCCCCCAACGCTGGGATGCATTTCTTGAAATCTATTCACAGAACGCTGTCGCTTTCGCAGAAAACCAATTCGTTTATGTTGCATCCGATACTAACGGAAGCTACACTTTTGCAAACTCCCCTTTCAAAGCTTCAATCGAACAGGTATATGACAATTCACTGATCCTAAGTGATGTCACTCCTTCCGTAAACGCAACCCCACTGCCTAATGCAGTTCTTGAGGGTTGGAACGGAGCAGCAGATACTGGCGCTGAGGCACGCGCTGGTGTATACCGTTACGCAACAGAAGACACCCCTCCTACTCCTCTGGACAACCAGATCGAGAAGTTCAGCGTCTATGACGAAATTATCGCTGCTAAGCGTATCACCGATCAGTTCGCTCGTGCTGTTATCACTCGTTACGATTGGAACCTGCTCGCTACCGAGCCTCGTTTCGATATGTATAAGCCTGACTACTCCGCAACGACCACTGGTCAAGTAGGCAAGCAAGCCACTACTGGTGCTTCTAGTCTTGGTGCTTCTAAGTTCTATGTAATTAACTCGAACTACGAAGTCTTCAAGTGTATCTACAATGGTCAGTTCCCAGGTCAGGTAGATCCTAACCCTGTATACGAACCAAAGACTACTCCTTCTGCAGGTCAAGGAACCTATGATGCAGGAAGCGGTCTCTTCACCGAGAGTGCTGATGCAGTAGTTGCTAACACTGCTGGTTCGGGATACATTTGGAAGTATATGTATACTATCCCTACCGATGACGTTCTGCGCTTCTTGTCTACCAACTTCATGCCAATCAACTTGGCTGGCGAAGCAACTCGTGCTGCTACAGAAGCAGCTGCTGTTGATGGTGCTATCGACGTTGTTCTAGTTGAGGATCTTGGATCGGGTCTTCCTAACGGAACCCACTATGCACCTGTCCTTGGCGATGGTCAAGTATCTGGAACCGAATCTGTTGTGAAGATTGTCGTTACCGCTGGTGCGATTGAATCTACAGAAGTGGTTGTTAACGGTGCAGGTTATACCTACGCTAGTATTGCACTGGATGACGGCGCAACTGTTGGTGGTATCAAGTATGGTCTGTATGCAGAGCAAGCACTAACCACCGCTAGAACTGGTGTTGGTGGAACAGGTGCTCTGGAAGTTGTTCTTCCTCCTCAAGGTGGTCACGGTGCTGACTTTGAACTGGAACTGAACGCTAAGCGTGTCATGACCAACATTCGTCTGACCTATGCTGAAGGTTCTGGAGACTTCCCTGTTGATAACGACTTCCGTCGTATCGGCATCATCAAGGACCCATTCAACTGGACCACTACTGACTTTGCAGTCCTGGATACCTTGAACGGTCTCTATGCTGCTAAGATTACTGGAGCAAGCGCAGATTACGTTTCTGACGAAACAATCACCCAAGCACTTGCTGGCGGTGGAACTGCTAAAGGCACCGTTGTTTCCTGGACGCTTGATGCTGGTTCAACTACGGATGGCGTTCTTAAGTATATCCAGTCACCTGATCTTCATGCTGATCAAGGTGTTGTAAGAGCATTCGATGATAGTGCTAACATTGTTGGTGCTGCATCACTCGCTTCTGGTGCTGTTAACACTGGCGTTACTGCAACCACGCTTCTTGGTATCAGTTTCACCAATGGTTTCGGTTTCCCAGAGATCGAGCAGAACTCTGGTGACATCATCTATGTCGAGAACAGAAGACTGATCACCCGTGCTGCTGACCAAATTGAAGACATTAAGTTGGTAATTGAGTTCTGATCCATTCCTAACCTCCTAAATAAGGTTAGGAAAATCAGAACGTTAGTAATACACAATGCCCCAGAATACTAACTTAAACGCATCGCCTTACTTTGAAGACTTTGACCCACAGAAAAATTTCTATAAGGTTCTATTCAGACCAGGGTATGCAGTTCAGGCTAGAGAGTTAACCACTCTCCAGTCTGTTCTGCAGACTCAATTAGAAAATTTCGGTAGGAACGTCTTCAAGCAAGGCGATCTTGTTGTGCCTGGAGAAGTAGGTCTCAACACAAGACTTAATTTTGTTAAGTTGTCATCGGTATCTGAAGTAGCAATTTCTGATGACGATGGTAACATTACGTATCAAAAGTATGATATCAAGACCCTTGTCGGTCTGAAGGTTGAAGGTATTTCTTCAAGTGTTGTTGCTACTGTTGTAGCGACAGAATATGGTTCGGATACAGAATCTGACACTATCTACGTTAACTATCTGGATAGTGGTTCATCTGGCGATGAAGAGAGATTCCGCCAAGGCGAAACATTGGAGGTTGTTGGGGGCGTCAACTCTCCTCTGTTGGTCGTCGGCACCGATGGGGTCTCTCTGCCTACATCTGTTACTGTAACCGATCCTGATACAGGCGTAGAGTCTTTCCTAGACAGTCCTGCGATGGGTTATTCTTCTGCCGTTAAGGTAGAGGAAGGCATCTATTTTGTTAATGGATACTTTGTGAGAAATTCTGAGCAGCTGCTCATTGTTAACAAATACTATGATCAACCTTCTGCTAAGGTTGGTTTTACAATTTCTGAAAGTCTGGTAACACCAGAGCAAGATTCATCTCTATATGACAATGCAAGAGGTTTCTCGAACTTCTCTGCCCCTGGAGCACATCGTCTCAAGATTGATCTTCAACTAGTTAAGTATGACTACTTTGCTTTAACTGATAGAAACTTCATCCAACTTTTACTCGTTAAGAGTGGTGTCATTCAGAAGCAACTCAAAGCAAATGATTTCTCTTTGGTTGAAGCAGCACTCGCTAGAAAGACTTTTGATGAGTCTGGCGACTATGTTGTAGAACCATTCCCTCTGCAAGTTAGAGAATACTATCAGCAAAATGACAACCTTGGATTCTATTCCAAGGATGATGCAGGTCTTGTCAATGGTCTAAACCCCAACGTTGCTGAAGCAAAGTTGGTAGGAACCATTGGTAGTGGTAAAGCATACATCAAAGGTTACGAGGTCAAGAACAAAGAGACCAAGTATATTGAAATTGATAAGGCAAGAGATTCACTAAAGAGAGAAAATCAAACTCTCAAAACATCTGGTCTGACTTCATTCTTCATTACCAACGTATATGGCACTACACCTCTAAACTCAGAAGGTGCAGAACTGAATGCATATCCAACCGTATTCTTGAACTCTGTATACAATGACGGCACTGTAGGTCTGAATGATACCGAAGCAGATAGTGATGTCAAGCAGACTATTGATCGTCGTGGTCTAGGATATGAAGTAGCTGATGGTATTAAGACTATCTACTGTTCTATTGAGGACCCTGCTTTTAATTCAGATAGTTTTACTGATGCTCTACTAGAGTCTACTATCTCCAAACTGTGGTTCATCAAGACTCGTTCTGACTCTGGTAACACTAATACCTATTCATACGTTGATGTTCTTTCTTTCTCTAAAGTAAGGAGACCTGAAATTGATGGAACAGGTGCAGCGACATATCTCGAACTGACTGTTAAAGGTAATCGTGGTGAACTAGATGTATTCTTACTTGATTATGATCTGACAGATTCTATCAATCTTGTTCGTGAACTCTATAAAACTGAAGTTGAGGTTCAGACAAGAAACTCTCCTCTGTTTGTAATTAGAGATTACAACGAATCCATCACTCCTATTGTAGGACTAGCAAAACCAAAGAACATTGCACTTAAAGAAGTAAGTCCTGGTTTCAATAAAGATACTGATAAGATTGTATCTAAAGGAAAACTGACTGGTGGTGTTGAAAAGTATAACTCCATCTTTGACTTCTCGTTCTTTGCTCCTGAGTTCTTCACTCGCATTCTTCTAGAAGAGACTATTACAGGAACTGAGTTCATTCCTGGCAAGTATATCTATGGTGCTGTTAGTGGAGCAGTTGCTGTTATTGAAGGCGGCACGTCTGCAACCTACTCATCTATCAATAAATTATTCGTCACTATGGTGACTGGTGTATTTTCACCTGGAGAGACTATCCTAGGAGAAGATGGTGGAACACTTAAGATTGCTGTAGAGAATACCGTTTCTCACTTCATCTGTGTCAAGCGTGGTGACTCCTACAACGTAGGAAACCCTGTCATCTCCCTAGATGGCGTAGAGTATCCTAGAAGTGCCATTGAGATGGTAATACAAGGGTCTGGTGCTATCTCTAGAGTATATGTCAAAGATAGAACAGCAGTTACTCAAATCTTCTCACAACCACCTGTAGTAGAAGTTGGTGGTGTTAGTCCACTTCCACTGAACGGAGCAAATATTGTTCCTGTTCTGTTTAGGAATACAGTATATACTTACTCACCTAAGAACGTCAAGTCTCTATATTCTGCTTTTGGTTCTGGTAGCAAGAACAAATTCTCTGCTGATATCGAACTAGAGAGAACTGGTTATACTACAACTACTGCCATTACTGATTTTACATTCTCTGGAACCAGAGGATACAAGTATATTGAGTGTAATGGTTTTAACGGTGATGCATCGAGAAATCTTATTCAAGGTGATACTGTTCTATTCTCCGATGTCAATGGCGACGTATTCAAGTATGTTGTCCAGTATGCAACCAGACCTGATGGTGTCAAGAGATCAAGAATTTACTTGGATCGCGCACTGCTAGCAGATGTTGTTAATGCATCGGTTGTAAACCAGAGACCTCTTATCGAGAATCCAGTTGGAACTCTAGTATTCCCAACAGGAGATAAGCAGATCAAGTCACTGATTGATTCATCTGAAGATTCCAAGATCACTTACTACTTCAGAAGAGATTTTATTACTACTGCATCTTCTGGTAGTGGTAACATATCATTTGCTGCACAACTTCCATTCGGAACACAGAGATTTGCTGATTTTACTCAAGAGAACTTCTTGATTACAGTTCTAGATCCTGGTGTTGCAATTCACAATTCTGAACTAGGAGCGGATCCTGTTAATGATCCTCCTGTTCTGCTTCCATTCACAGGAGCACTGAAGAAAGGTGATGTTGTATATGTCGATCCTTCATTTGTAACTATCGATCAGTCCGATAGCAACCTGACTGCTGGTAGTGTTACTATTAACTTCCCAGAAAACTATTTTGGTAACATTGACCAAATTAGAGCAGCACTAGAAAATAGAGTTGCTAATCCAGAAGTAGGAGATCCTACGTTTGCTGTTCCTTCTATCAACTTCCCAACATTGAAGTTGACTGCTACACTGCAAGTATCTAAAGCAAAACCAAGACTTAAGACTTCTGTTGAGAACAAGCAAATTATTGTTCAATCTGGTGGAACAAATGTCGTTCCATTTAGAGGACAGGAGAATGGCGGCGAGACTATCCAGATCGTCTCCTATTCTGACGTATACAAATTGAGGTATGTATATGAAGGTTCTGTCTCTGCACCTCCTACTGTTGATGCAGGTGGTAACCTAGTATCTGGAACAGATGTAACTGATAGGTATACCTTCGACAATGGTCAAAGAGATACCTTCTATGATACTGCAAGACTAGTTCTAAAACCAGGAGTATCTGCTCCTACAGGACAGTTGATCATTTCTTTCGATTACTTCGAGCATTCACAAGGTGACTTCTGCACGATTGACTCTTATCTGCATGAAGCAGGTGTTACTGAAACTGAGATTCCATCATTTAATTCCTCAGTCAGTGGTCTAGTCTCCTTGAAGGATGTCATTGACTTCCGACCTAAGGTTGACAACACAAACATCCTTCCAGGGTATCAGGACGGATCCTTCCTAGCACAGAATGAGTATCTATCATTCACTGCAACTTCTGGTATTCCATCCAGCACACCATCCGATGATCTGAACCTACCTTGGACTGTTAAGTATAACAAGGATCAGTATCTTGATAGAATTGATGGTGTATTCCTCAATACTCAAGGTAGTTTTATTGTCAAGAAAGGCAACTCTTCCTTGAACCCATCTAAACCTGAAACTCTTAGTGATTCTATGCCTTTGTTCTATCTGTATGTTCCTGCATACACTGATAGTTTTAGAGATGTAAGAATTGTTCCTGTTGAGAACAAGCGTTATACGATGAAGGATATCGGTAAACTCAATCAACGTGTCGAACGTCTTGAGTATTACACATCATTGAGCATCCTTGAGCAGCAAGCATTGAATATGCAAGTTAAGGATGAGATCGGTCTAGACAGATTTAAGACTGGTTTCTATGTTGATAACTTTGAAACACATAAGGGAGATGTCAAGTCAGATGACTATGCTTGTGCTATGGACTCTCAACAGTCTGTTCTAAGACCACAGGTTAGCGAAGAAAGTCTTCTTGTTAAGGAAGTCAACACTAGAGAAGACCAGAGAAGAGTTGCTGGTTATGTCAACAATAATGGTGTTCTTTCTCTACCATTCTCAAACCAGAGATTACTTGGTAACAATTTTGCCACCAAGACTATCAATCCCAACCCATTTGTTGTTCTACAGTATGTTGGTGATCTATCCGTTAATCCTAACGTTGACTCCTGGTATGATAGAAACACGGTTCCTCTCGTAACAGATAACAATACTAACCTGTTTGTTCCTTTCCTTGCTAAGTCTGATATCTCTTCTGCATTCAGCAGTCTGTATAACTCATTCCTAGTAACATGGAATGGAACTGAGAGATCTTTCTATAATATTAACGGTCTATCTAAGACTAATGATGAGATTGTTGCAGAAGAAGTAACTGCTGCATCTGTTGCAAGTTCTTCTAACATCAGTCCACAGAACAACGAAACTCCTAAGGGTGTATCTACGAAGACGAGTGGTGGTAAGTCTGTTGTCAACTCTCTGCAATACTTTGCTCGTAGCATCCCTGTTAAGTTTAACATTCGTAGACTGAAACCCAAGACTGAGGTATTTGTATTCCTAGAAGGTAAGAAGATCAACCGTTGGGTTGTTCCCGATATCAGATTCACTGGAATCCCTGGTAACTCTTTGTCTACATTCAATGCTCCTATCATCACTGATGCAAATGGTAATGCAAGTGGCATCGTTCTGATTCCTGCTGGTAAGGCACCACGTCAAGCATCACAGTGGACAGGTGATAAAGAAACTGTATCTTATGATGCAAATTCTGAAGAAATTAGAATCACCACTGGCGAGAAGACTCTTAGATTTACATCTAGCAGCACAAATGCTGATAAAGAAATTGTAGAGACTTTTGCAGAAACTAAGTTCTACGCAACTGGTCTTCTACCAGAGAATCCTGCTTCTATTGTATCTACAAAACCTGCTTACTTCAAATCAAATGAAGGAACCCAGTTGGTCTCTAGCAATACTGAGCAAGAGCAGAAACCAAACCCACTCGCTCAGACCTTTAAGGTTGAGAATTACGAGGGTGGTGTATTTGCAACTGGCGTAGATATGTTCATTAACACTAAGAGTGATACTATTCCTCTTCGTGTATACCTGACTGATGTCAACTCCGAGAAACCAGGCAAGAATGTTGTTCCTGGAACTGAGGTTGTTGTTGAACCTTACACTTACCTGAAAGCATATGTTTCAGATACTGTTATCATTCTCAAGGACGAAACAATTTCTGGAGAATCTAGTAATGCATCTGGTCCTGTATTGAAGGTTCTTGATAAGAATAACAACGAACTTGCTATCTCAGAAGACAATGAAATTGTCCTGACCAATGAGCAGGTTTACACTATTGTTCTTGATAATAATAACGGCATCGCATTTGTTCCTGACGAGCGTCTGAAGATTTCTTCTATCACTACATTCAATAATGCAAACAATACTGAGATCACTGCAAGAATTGCTAAGGACTCTGGTGTTGTCTCTGCACTGAAGGTTTCTAATGCTGGTGATAACTATGACACTGCTACTATTACTGTTGAGTCTCCAAGTCTACCTGGCGGTAGCAACGCGACGGGAACGGTTGTAGTATCTGGTGGTCTGATCTATGATTCTACTATCACTCTTGCTGGTAGAGGATACACAGAACCACCTTCGATTGTTATCAGAGGCACAGGAATTGGTAACGGCGGAGCAGTTATCGAAGCAGAGATCGAGATTACAGAACCTGCTGTAAGAATGGGCGTTGCTACAGATACTACTGGCGTTGTTCCATCTACAACTCCAACCAAATTCCACTTTGACTATCCTGTATATCTACAAAACAATACTGAGTATGCTCTAGTTGTTGAGACCGATTCTCAGGACTACAAAATCTGGGCGTCTAAACTTGGTGAGACTGAAATCGCAACTAACACTACAGTTACTACTAACCCATCACTTGGTTCTGTCTACAAATCACAGAACACTGGTTCTTGGGTAGAGGATCTGTTTGAAGATATCAAGTTTACTCTGTATCGTGCTGAGTTTGATATCTCTTCTAATGCAACCATTGACATCACTAACCAGTCGCTTAGTTATGAAAAGATGATTAACAATCCTCTAGAGACATTTGCATTTGCAAATGCCAATGCAACGTCTGAGTTGTTTAAGAACAACAATAATGTTATCAAGGTCAACCATAAGAATCATGGTTTTGAAGATGATAAGTCGTATGTATTCTTCAAGAATCTAGAGACTACTGCTGGATATACACAAGGATCACTGAATACTACTTTGTTCAGGGTATCTAACTGTGGTATCGATACATTCTGTGTATCAGGAATTGGCAGAGCAGCAGACACAGTATTTGGTGGTGGTGCTAGTGGATTGATTACTTCTAATAAGAAGTATGAGAGAGTTCTTGCACAGTTCTCCTATATTCAGTCGCCGTCTACAAACATTGATACTACAATCAAGACAACTAATGTAGTTCCTGTTGACTCCAACACCCAGAACTATACTTCATACTCTGTTGCTGATTTTGAAAGAACGTTCCTTAACGAAGAACAGTTCTTTATCAACCAGAAAGTTGTTGCATCAGAAATCAACACTCTGCTCAACAACCTTGGTAATAGTCTTGTCTACAGACTAACACTTTCTTCTACTAAGACATATCTGTCTCCAATCCTTGATCTCAAGACATCTTCTATCAAACTATCTTCCAACAGAATCGAGAATGGTTCTGGTAAAGAAAACAGATATGGTAAGAGATTACAAGTCATTGAGTTCTATCCTGTATACAGATTGTCTCTAAGTGGCAACCTAGACAGCAACAGTAATCCAATTGTTATTAACGCTGGTCAAACTGTTGAAGGTATTGGTAACGATTCTCAAAATATCGAGGCATCTGGTTCTCGTGGCGAAGTTGTTAGATACAGAACTTCAGATAATACTATCTTTGTTAAAGTTAAGAACAACAATGTTTTTAAAGCAAATGAGCAACTCTTCCTTTCTCTGCAATCGCAAGAAAGTGGTTCCCTGGAAGATAACACAGTTGTTGTAAGTGCTGCTGGTGCAATTAAAGTAAATCCTGATTTCTCGTTTGGTCAACTAGTTACTGGAATCAATCCTTCTGATCCTACCAAAACTTACGACAATCTAATCAATGGAACTGTCCGTATTTGGGATGTTCCTTCTCAGACTCTGACTCTAGAGAATGATAAGCAACCAATTAATTCTGATTATGCTAGCACCAATGAATCTGGTTCCTTCATCAGAACTCAGCAAGTTGCTGATCAGTCTGCTGATATCTTTAGAATTGGTGACCTTGTTTCTTGGTCAAACTTAGATGCAGGTGATGAGAAATATTATGAAATCAAAACTATGGAATTCTCCGAGGGTGTAGATTTTGTTTCCGAAGATAGTGCA